AGCGACAAGTGCTACGACTGCAACAACGCAAGCATCAGCAGCTTCTACATCTGCATCAAATGCAGCTACATCTGCAAGCAATGCTTCAACATCAGAAACCAATGCAGCAGCTAGTGCAGCAGCAGCAGCTAGTGCTGATACTTTTGACGATACATACTTAGGTTCTAAGAGTTCTGATCCGTCTGTTGATAATGATGGTGATGCTTTAAATGCTGGTGATTTGTATTTTAATACATCAAGTAATACTTTAAAAGTATACACTGGTTCTGCCTGGCAAGATGCAGCTATAGATAGCTCTGGCTTTGTGCAGACTACTGGCGATACAATGACAGGCAATCTTAATTTAGGTGATAATAACAAAGCTATCTTTGGTGCAGGGTCTGACTTACAGATTTATCATGATGGGTCTAACTCTATTGTAGCTGATGTCGGCACTGGTAATCTTGAGTTGCGAGGAAATAATCTCAGGCTTACAAACGCAGGTGGTAATGAGTTGTACTTAAATGCCACCTCAAATGGTGACGTTGATTTATATTATGATTCTGCCGTTAAACTCTCCACCACGTCAACTGGTGTCCAAGTAACTGGTACTGCACTAGCAACAACAGACACAGACACAACAAATACTGGTAATGTCACACTAGACTTTGGAGCTAATCAAAACTTTGTGCTTACACTTACTGGAAACGTAACACTTGACAATCCTACAACAGAGCAAGTAGGTCAGTCTGGCTTTATAGTATTTATACAAGATGCAACTGGTGGCAGAACAGTATCTTTAGGAACAGATTATGAAACAGCAGGTGGTGCAGGTTTAACACTATCAAGTGCAGAAAACACAACAGATATAGTGCCATATGTAGTTGCAGCATCAGGTCGTATATTGTTAGGCACACCACAATTAGCTTTTAGTTAGGAGAAAATTATGTCTGGTATTTTTGGTTCTTCTCAATGGATGTATGCTTCTGGAGCATTCTACAATGGTGTAGCTACTCAGTCATTAAGGTTTAATGATGGCAGTAGTGCTTACTTATCTAAAGATTTTACTGGCTCTTCGCCTGACAATGATAAAAAAATGACAATAAGTGTGTGGGCAAAAAGAGCTAATTTATCTGGAGTCACACAAGTTATTATTGGAAATTATGATGGTGTTCGTTTTTTAGGAGAATTATCTTTTCGTAGTACTAATACAATAGGATTTCGCCCTGGTGGTAATGGTGATGGTGCTTCAAATCAGTATATGGTAGAAACTAGTGCTGTTTTTAGAGATGTTGGTTCTTGGTATCATATTGTTTTAGCATATGATTCTACACAATCAACAGATACAAATAGAGTCAAACTATATGTAAATGGCACACAACAAACATTGTCAGCATTATCAGGAATGACATTCCCACCATTAAATTATGCACATAAGTTTTCTTATGCAGGAGCAAATAATGCAATAGGTTATTATCCAGGTGGTTTTAATTCTAATTATTTAGATGGGTATTTATCTGAATTTAGTTTTATAGATGGTTTGGCACTAGACCCAACATCATTTGGCGAGTTTAAAAATGGTGTATGGATAGCCAAAGAATATACTGGCTCATATGGCACTAATGGTTTTAGATTGCAATTCAATCAAACTGGAACTGGTACTGCATCATCTAGCACAATAGGAGCAGACACTAGTGGTAATGCTAATCACTTTACATCTAGTGGTATAGTTGCTTCTGATTGTGATATACCAGATAGTCCAGAAAATAATTTTGCTACGTTTAATGTATTAAGTGGACATTCAAGCACTACTATTAGTGAGGGTAATCTTCGTGCTTTAGCAAATAACAGTAGTAATTATCTTGAATCACAAAATTCAACATTCGGTATTACAAGTGGTAAATGGTATGCAGAGTTTAGAGCAGATGATTTATTAAATGATGGAGCAGATAACGGAACTCAAATTGGTGTTACAACAGCCCCATATAATAGAAGTAGTGGTAATCAAAATGGAGCAATTACTGGAAACACAAGAATAAATCTAGATAATAGTGGTGGTGCTTATCTTGGTGTTGATACATCTGTAACACAACAAGGCAATGTTGGAACTTATGCAGATGGAGACATTATCGGAGTTGCTTTAAATGTAGATGATAGTGAAGTTTCTTTTTATAAAAATGGTTCTGCTATTGCCAATGCTCAAGATATTAGCATTACAGATGTAAATGGTGTTTATTTTTTTGAAGTGCAAATAAGAAAATTTTCAAGTGATACAAGTCAAATAACAGCTAACTTTGGTCAAGACAGCACTTTTGCAGGAGCAACAACAGCAGGTGGCAACACAGATGCAAGAGGCAAGGGTGATTTCAAGTATTCTGTGCCAAGTGGCTATCTAGCATTATGTTCAGCTAACCTACCAGAACCAACCATAAGTCCTAATGAAGACACACAAGCTGATGATTATTTTAATACAGTTCTTTATACTGGTAATGGTTCTACACAATCTATAACTGGTGTTGGGTTTCAGCCTGATTTGCTATGGATTAAAGGTAGATCATTTATTGCAGCTCATGTTTTGCAAGATACTGTCAGGGGTGCAAACAAAGCTATTTACCCAAATTTGACTAATGCAGAAGATACAAATTGGGTTGGGCATTCATTTGATACAGATGGATTTACTGTTGATAATACTTACTCAAGTGAAACAAATAATAATTCAAATTCGTTTGTAGCTTGGAACTGGAAAGCAGGAGGAACTGCTGTAAGCAATACAGATGGTAGTATTACGAGTAGTGTAAGTGCAAACACAGATGCAGGGTTTAGCATTGTTAGTTATACTGGTACTGGTGTTAATGCTACAGTAGGTCACGGATTAAATGTTGCACCAAATTATATGATTATTAAATCAAGAGATAGTGCTGTTCAAGATTGGACAGTTTATAGTGAAGAAATTGGCAATACAAAAAATATGGCATTAAATACGTCTGGTGCAGAAGAAACAGCAACTACAAATTTCAATAGTACAAATCCAACATCAAGTGTTTTTAGTATTGGCACTAGATTTGAAACAAATGAATCTGGTGCAGGTTTTGTCGCTTACTGCTTTCATAATGTAGAGGGCTACAGTAAATTTGGCAGTTATACTGCCAATGGTTCAGCAGATGGACCTATGATTTATCTTGGTTTTAGACCCAAGTGGGTTTTGATAAAAAAAATTGATGGTGCTGCAAGTTGGTGGTTAGTAGATGCTGTAAGAGATACTTACAATCCAACAGATAGTTATATTTTGCCAGATACTTCAGATACAGATAGAACTTATACAACTGCTGATTTTTTATCAAATGGATTTAAAATAAGAAATACATCAACTGCATTTAATAGTGGAACACATATATATATGGCATTTGCCGAAGCACCTTTTAAATATGCTAATGCAAGATAGGAGTAAATAATGGCTTGGTTATACAATGGAAGAACTCTAAAAGTTGGCAAGAGTTGGACTGATGATAATGGATATAAACATCCTTATAATTGGGCTACAGCTTGGTCAGCAGACGATAAAACACAATGGGGTGTAACGTGGCAAGATGATGCAGACACTAGCTATGATGATAGATTTTATTGGGCAAGAGATGTAGAACGTAGCCTAACAGATATCAATGAAGTTGATGAAGATGGTAACCCAATATTAGATATAGATGGCAATCAAGTTGTAACTAAAGGTTTAAAAACTATTTGGATAGAAAGAACTAAATCTACTGCCAATGGTTTACTTACTGCTTCTGATTGGTATGTTGTTAGAAATGCAGAAAAGTCTACTGCTATTCCCTCAGAGATAAGCACTTATAGAGATTCAGTTAGAACAGCAACAGCTACAATAGAAACTGCAATAAATGGTTGTGCTGATTTAGATGCTTTCAAGGATTTGTTTGTAGTGCCTACAGATAGTGATGGCAATCCTACTGGTAATGCACCAATCTATGATTTTCCAGAGGAGGTTTAATTGGTTAAAGCTAGTGAAGTAAAGGCTCAAATTGATACTCATGAAGCAGTATGTGCTGAAAGATGGAAAGAGACTATACTTCGTATCAAACGTATAGAACATATTATGATTGGTACAGCAGGTACTATGATACTAATGATGGCAGGTTTACTATTGAGGTGACACTATGCTTGAAATGCTAGTGGTCGCTAATAGTGCTTTTGCAATTATCAAACAGACCATACAGAATGGTCGAGAACTATCTTCAGCAGGTGCAGCAATATCTAAATTTGTTAGTGCTGAAGAACAACTCAAACAAGATTTACATAAAAAAAAGAATAGTATCTGGACTAACTTTCTAGGCAAAACAGACAACGACCTAGAAGAGTTTATGGCTTTGGAAGAGATACGAGTTAAGAACGAACAACTCCGTGAGTTTATGCAGATATATGGTAGAGCAGGTCTGTACAATGACTATATTTCTTACTGTGCTGATGCACGCAAAGCTAGAAGAGAAGCTAAGATCAAAGCTGAGAAACGTAGAGAACACATAAAAGAAACAGTAATGAAAGTAATATTAGCTATTCTGATTACTGCTTTATTATCAGGTGTGGTTACAGTCCTAGCAATCATAGCCAAAAAGAAAGGTATCATATGACAGCCTTCTTACTAGCTTGTACATTAAATGGAATCGCTACTGGTGGTATATACTTTGAGAATGTGAATATATGCTTGCAGTACAGAGATAAATTAAACAACCAATCCTACATGAAAGACGATAAGCCACAAGTGTATGAGTGTATATGCAAGCTCGTACCATTTGTGGATACAGAGAAAGTGAGGGTGTACTAATGGTTACAGTTGAACAGTTTCTTAAATGGAAAATACTACCAAGATGTATGATGCTTGCTAGTACAGTTATGTCATGGAGATGTGCTGAATGGTTTATGGATTTAGATGCACCGACTGCTGCACAGTCAGCCTTCGTATCAGTAGTTATGGGTGTGATGACAGGTGTCTTTGGCATTTGGATGGGTCACGAGCATAGAGGAGACAATAATGTTAACAGCGTTGATAGGACCAATCGCAAACCTCGCTAGTTCTTGGATGGACAGTAAGGTTGAAAAGGTTAAGGCTGAAGGACAAGCAAAGGTAGCACAAGCGAAAGCTAAAGCAGTTGTAGCTGAGAAGGTAGCTACAGGTGAAGTGGCATGGGAAAAGTCTATGGCTGATGCCACAGATAATAGCTGGAAAGATGAATTTGCCTTGACAGTTTTACTTTTACCTGCTATACTAGTGTTTATACCTAGCATGACAGAATATGTAAGAACAGGGTTTGAGGTATTGAATACACTACCTGAGTGGTATCAGTACCTTTTGTTTATAGCTATTAGTGCATCATTTGGTATCAAGGGTGCAGGACAAGCTATGAAGATTATGGGGAAAAAGTAATGTTAAATTGGATTAAACTAATACCAACATGGGTATTTAAGACTTCTAATAGAGATTTATCTAAACATAGACTTCATACAACTAAGTATCAAGATTTATGTATGTAAGGAAACTAAATGAATTTAATAAAACTACAAGATGAAATAGCAGACGATGAAGGCATAAAATATGAAATATATAGATGTTCAGAAGGGTATCCAACAGGGGGTATAGGACATCTAATTACAGAATGGGATGAACCATATTACGGTATGCCTATAGGCTCAAAGATTCCACACGAACAAGTGGATGATTGGTTTGCGAAAGACATAGAAACAACTATAAAAGATTGTAAACTATTGTTTTCGCAATTTGATAATCTACCTGAAGATATACAACATGTATTAGCCAATATGTGTTTCCAATTAGGCAGACCTCGTTTGTCCAAATTTAAAAACATGATTGCTGCGGTAGAAGATTGTGACTGGGCAAAAATGGCAGACGAGATGGAAGATAGCAGGTGGTTTAAACAGACAAAAAACAGAGCAAAACGTTTAATAGCAAAAGTTGATAGAGTTTATGCAAGAGAAAGTATTCCAACATGAGTAGAGAACTAACTGAAAGACAACAAAAGTTTTTATCTGTCTTATTTGATGAGGCAGGTGGAGATGTAGTAGCAGCTAAGAAGTTAGCAGGTTACTCTGAAAGCTCTAGTACCACAGATATCGTTAAATCGCTGAAAGATGAGATTCTAGAGGCTACACAGCTTTTTATGAGTAGGAATGCACCTAAAGCTGCAATGGCTATGGTAGGAGGCTTATACGACCCTACAGAGCTAGGTTTAAAAGATAAGATGATGGCAGCTAAAGAATTATTAGATAGAACAGGTTTAGTAAAGACTGAGAAGATGCAAGTAGAAAGCACAGGTGGTGTTATGCTCTTGCCACCAAAAAACACAGGAGAATAAAATGGACTACAGTAAAATGAGCAAATCCCAACTGTTAAAAAAATATGGGTCTTTTATTAAAAGTAATTATGGTAAAGACGAATACGATTTTATTAAAGGTGAAGGTGTAGACGTAGTACGAAAATTAATAATGGACATAGACCCAGAGCCTGTTAAAAAGTCTTCAGGTGGTTTAATAGCTAAAAATTATGTGAACCCTGTAAAAGTAGTAGATAATCGTAAAAAGAAAAAATAATGGACAGAAGTCTAGGTAAGTGGAAATTACCACAGCCAACAGATTTAAAAGATGAAGAACAAAAAGAATGGATACAGATACCTAGAATAGCTAGGACTGTTCCATTTGGATACAAGTTAAACGAAGAAGACCCTGATTTACTTGACCCTATACCATTTGAGTTAGAAGCTATAGAAATAGCACGAAAGTATATAAAACAGTATTCTTATCGTGAAGTAGCAAATTGGCTTACTACTAAAACAGGCAGAGAGATATCTCATGTAGGTTTAAGAAAAAGGTTAATGCATGAAAAACAACGTAAGGACCAAGCTAGAACTCTTAGAAAGTGGGCAGCTTATGCCGAGAAAGCAATCGAGAAAGCGAAAGCCATCGAAGAAGAAAGAACAGGTGCAAGAGCCTAAGATACAAGAAGTATCTGATATTGAAGCAGTACCTATTGAAGAACAAAATGTAATTTTTCGACCCAACAAAGGTCCTCAAACAGAGTTTCTTGCAGCAAGTGAAAGAGAAGTATTATATGGTGGTTCAGCAGGTGGTGGT